AACTGGCATAGGATTTGGTGCTACATTCACAATTATTATTGATAGTGCTGGCGCGGCTGGTGTCCAGCTAACTAATGGTGGAACAAATTTTACAGCACTAGAAACATTTACTATTCAAGCATCTAAAATTGGAGGAGCTGGTGCGAACTTAACATTCAAAGTTGCCACAATTTCTTCAACCACATCTTATCTAGAATTAACTGTTAGAGGTAATAAAGAAGATTTATATGTATTCTTAAAAGAATATGATGATAGTGATTCTAGCAAGAAGAGAAAACTTTTCCTATCAAACACAGATGCTCAGAACTTCTACTTCCAAACTGGAACACCAACTATTTTCCCATATTCAGAAGTTTTAGATTATAACGATATTATTACACCAATTGTAGGTGTGTGTAAACCAAAAGACTTTTCATTAATAGAAAAAGGTTCTGGATTTAAAGAAGATACCGATATTATTCTTTCTAGGGGAAGATTGGGTTCTGGTTCTCCTACTTACAATTCTATTTTTCGATTTGCTTATTTCAATCCAGCATTTTTTACAAGAATTATTGTAGATACCGATTTACCAATTATTTCAGTTGGGTTTGCTCCTGGAAAATATATTTTGGGTTCTACCAGTGGAGCATATGGAGTTATTGAAGGTTCTTCAACTAGCAAGTATTCCATCGGCAACATGTTGTTAGTAAAAACGCTCTCTGGTAATTTCTTACCTGGAGAAACAATTACTGATGAAGGTGGGCAATCAAGAAGAATTGCAAGAGAAGGAACAATATCCCACTTTGTTGTAATGAATAGAGGAGGTGGTTATCCAATAACAACTACTTTGAACATTAATGGCGTAAATTACGATGCTTCTGCTATTGAAATTGGTATAACTGCTGCAACTATATACAAAGCAACTATTAAAAATCGCAATTTAGTTGGTGCTGTTTATGCAAGCACACCAGAAGTTACCTTCAATACAGGCAGCACTAATCCAGGAGCTTCTGCTGTAGTAAAACCAGTTCTTTATAGAAATACTGTTTATACTTATAATTCGGAAAATGTAAAATCATTACAGTCTTCATTTGGTTCTGGTTCCGTATATAAATTTACAGCTGACGTTGAATCATTCTCAACAAAATATATTTTCTCAAAAACTATTACTGATTTTAATTTCACTGGTCTAAAAGGTCAAAAATATTTGACCTGCAATGGGTTTTCTGGTGATCCATCAAATGAATTGATTCAGGGAGATGTAATTCAATTTACAGATGATAATAACGAATCTATTCGTACAATAGTACAGAAAGTTGATAAATCAGAAGGATTAACTAAATCTAAAATTTGGTTAGATAATGTTTTAAGAAAAAATGTTTCAAATGCTAGCGTTGTTAGAATTAGACCAGTTATCAGCAATGGTTCTAAATCAACTTTGATAGTTTCTACGGGGTCTAAGTATCTAAAGAGCGTTGTGCAGGATACTGCAGATTCAAAAATTAAGTATTACTTCCGTAGAGACTTTGTAACTACAGCTTCAACAAGTGGAGGCAACTTAACTTTTGCTGCTCAATTACCATATGGTACTCAAAGATTTGCTTCTTTCAGTGAAAATAATTTCTTATTAACTGTTTTAAATAAAAATTCTGCAACCACTGTTTTATCTGGTGATATCATTTATCTAAAAGAAGACCAAGTTACAATAGAAAATACAACTGCAGGAATTAATGGTACTACCGCTGGTAGCGTAAAAATTACATTACCATCTAATTTTTTTGGAACTAGTACTAATTTCCCAACTTTAAAATTAACAGCAACAATTGAAGTATCTAAATCAAAACCACGTTTAAAATCTATCGTAAGAAACAAAAGAATTTTAGTTGTTTCTCCTGGTGATAGAGTTGTTCCTGTTAGAGGTGTTGATTTTGATTCAGATAGCACTGATATTTTATCTTATTCTGATGTAACCAAAGTATTTAAAATTTTTGAAGGAACGGTTCAATCACCTCCCATTATTTCTGCTGCAAATGATTTAGTTACAGGTACAGATGTAACTGAAAGATTCTCGTTTGATGATGGTCAGAGAGATACATTTTATGATGTTTCTAGATTAGTATTAAAACCAGGATTTACTCCTCCTACTGGTCAACTAATTATCATCTTTGATTATTTTGAGCATTCGCAAGGTGATTTTTGTACGGTTGATTCTTACCTACATGAAGCTGGCGTAAGTCTTGACGAAATTCCAGAATTTAACTCAAACGTTTTAGGCAAAGTATCATTACGTGATGTATTTGATTTTAGACCAAAAGTAGATTCATCAGCAACAATCAGTGGATATCAAGATAATGCTATTCTATCTTTAGCAGATTATAATAGTTTTACTGGTTCTGCTGGTGTAACAACTAGCACTATAGCTACTGAAAAAATACTAGACTATTCAGTTTCATTTAATATAAAACAATATCTAGATAGAATTGACGGATTGTTTGTTAATAAGAAAGGCGAATTTTTTGTAACTGAAGGTGTTTCTTCATTAAATCCTACAAAACCAGAAAATACTAGCGATGCTGTAGCAATATACTATTTCTATGTTCCTGCTTACACAATCACATCTAAAGATGTAAGAACTATCACTGTTGATAATCGTAGATATACAATGAGAGATATTGGTAAGTTAGAAAAGCGTATTGAAAGATTAGAGCAATATACTTCTCTCAGTATTTTAGAGCAACAAGCTTTAAATATGCAAGTTAAAGATGATTTAGGGATTGATAAGTTTAAGAGCGGGTTTATCGTCGATAACTTCGAAAACCACGGAATCGGAAACGTAGGTTCAGAAGACTATCAATGTTCTATTGACACTCAACAATCTGTTTTACGTCCAAAATCAGTTGAATCTTCATTTGAATTGAAAGAAGTAAACACAACAGATGAAGAAAGATTCTTAGATAACTACAAAAAAACTGGTCCTATTATTTCTTTACCATATAAAAGTGTTCCTGTTATTCAAAATACTTATGCTACTAAAACAATAAATCCAAATCCATTTGTTGTTCTACAATATGTTGGTGAAGCAAAACTATCCAGACCAGTAGATTCTTGGTATGATGATAGAGACAAACCATTAATTTTAGATAACGACAGTAAAATTTTCTCAGTATTTTTTGCAAGAGATGATGCTAGAGAAGGATTTGCAAGTCTACATAATAATTTTATAATTAACTGGACTGGAGCAAACAAAGTATTTTTTAATACAAGTGCATTAAATAACGTTTCTTCGTTTACTGCTTCTTCTTCAACTGTCTCTGCTTCTGTTGGTAGTTCGTCTAATATTAGTCCACAAAACAATCAGATAAGTAAAGGAACTAGTAAGAAAACAGTAGGATTAAGTTCAATTAACTCGTCAATTCAACAATACTGCAGAAGTGTACCTGTTTTCTTTACTTTAACTAGAATGAAACCATCTACAAAATTCTATGCATATATTGATGGTATTAATGTAGATAGATGGGTTATGCAAGACTTTCGTTATACTTCAGTTGCTGGCAATTCTTTAAGTACATTTAATAGCGGAATTACAACAGATTCAAATGGTAACGCAAGTGGAATGTTATTAATTCCTTCTGGTCTTCCACCTGAGTCGGGTTCTACCTGGAATAATGATATAAATTCTTTACTTTACGATACCGCTGCAAAAACAGTATCATTTATTGTTGGTGAAAAAACAATTAGATTTACTTCTAGTAGCACTAATGAAGATACTAGTAAAGTAATTTCGTTTACCGAAGCAAAATATTATGCTACAGGAATTTTACCAGAGTCTCCTGCTTCTATTATTTCTACTGTTCCTGCGATTTTAAAATCAAATGAAGGACTTCAGTTAGTAGAAAGTTCACAAACTCAAGCAAAACCAAATCCATTAGCACAAACTTTCTCTGTAAGTAATGCTCCTGGTGGGATGTTTGTTACTGGAATGGATTTATTTTTCAATAAAAAAAGTTCTACCATTCCAATTAAAGTCTATTTGTCCAATATTGAAAGCGGAAAGCCTGGTAAATATGTTGTTCCTGGCACAGAATGTATTTTGAATCCAGATACATATTTAAAAGTTTATACCAATGGAACTATTACAGTTACCCAAGGAGAAAAAGTAACAGGTTCTAATTCTGGTGCATCTGGTCCTATCAGCAAAATTATTGATAAAAATGGCACTCCGTTATCATTATCAGTAACAAATACTTATACTATGGCAAATGACCAAGTATATACATTAATTCTAAACAATCACAACGGAAAGTCGTTTGTTGAAAATGAAACTTTAAATATTCCATCAGTTACATTATACAACAACGCAAATGCAACTTCTCTACAAACAACTATTGCTAGAGATTCTGGAAGAATTACTGCATTAAAAATTGATAATTGTGGTTCTGGATATGAAACTGCCACTCTAACAATTGAAAGTCCTCAACTTATAGGAGGCACTAATGCTACTGCAACTTGCAAGGTTTCTGGTGGCAATTTTTATGATACTACCTTATTAGTTGGCGGTTCTGGATATACAGATGCTCCTTCTGTAATTATTACATCTACTGGAACTCAAGCAGCAAATGCAGTTATTAAGTCTGTATTAGAAATAGATTCTCCTGCAGTTAGAATGGGAGTTGCTATTGATGAAACAGGTGCAACACAATCAATCATTCGAACTCACTTTGAGTTTGATTATCCAATTTATCTACAAAATAATATTGATTATGCTTTTGCAGTAGAAACAGATTCAACTGATTATTCTCTATGGGCATCAAAATTAAATGAGAAAGAAATTGCAACTGGTTCTACCGTTTCATCTCAACCTTTATTGGGGTCTGTATTTAAGTCACAAAACGTTGATATTTGGACAGAAGATTTATTTGAAGATATCAAGTTTACTTTGTACAGAGCAGAATTTGATATTCAACAAGATGGTGTACTTGTATTAACAAATGAACAAATTGGTTACGAACAAATTGAAACTACACCTATAGAAACTGATTCTTCTTCTGATTCAACTGCTACATCGACATTGTTTAAAAACAACAATACTATTTTCAAAGTTCGCCATAAGAATAACGGATTTGAAGATTCTGGTAAGTCTTACGTTGCATTAAAGAACGTAGAAGACACAGGTGGTATTGCATCCGAAGTACTTACTCAAACTTTATTTAAAGTATCTAATGTTGGATTGGATAGTTATACTTTATCTAGTACTCAAACAGCATCTTCTAACGCAGTTGGTGGCGGTGAAAAAGTATATGCATTATATAACAGAAAATATGAAACAGTATATCCACAAATTTCATATTTAACTTTTAATGATACATCTATCAATGCAGAGATAAAAACAACAAACATTCTACCCGTTGATAGCACCGTAACTTCATATCAATCATATTCTCAATTGCAGGAAAATGATGGGTATGAAAAATCTTCATTGAATGAATTGCAATTCTTCAATAACCAAAAAGTTCTAGCAAGTAGAATTAATGAACTAAAAAATAGCACTACTGTGGAAGATAGATCGTTATCATACAAAATAAAGTTATCATCCAGTAATAAATATCTATCTCCTATTATTGATTTACGTGTTTCTTCAATCAAATTACTCAATAATAAAATTGATAAAGGAACAGGATACGAAAATAGATATGGTAGGAGAAATCAAATTATAACATTCTATCCCGTTTATTCTTTTATTGTTCAAGGACTAAATGTTGCAACTATCCAAGCAGGAGATCCTGGCAATAAGAAAATTGTGACTGGAAATACATCTAAAGCTTCTGGAGTAATTGTCAAATTTGATAGTGCTTTGAGTAGGTTATATGTTAAGATGTTGACTGATATTAATTTCTCTCCTAGCGAAAGTTTATCATTCGGGTCACAACCTACACTTACTACTATAACTGTAGGTTCAACTGGAGTTACAAGAGAAACATTTACTTTTGCAACAAATTCTATAGTAGAAGCAATTGATGCTACGGATATAACTAAGAAGTATACTAATTTAATTAGTGGTAAAGTAGTACTATGGGACGCTGAAAAACAGCAACTAACTGTCTCCAACAATAAATACCCAATCAATAATAACTATACCGCCCCAGCAACTCCTGGTTCTGATTATGCAAGAATTCCATTCTCTTCTTCCGTAAGAACCCAATCAAAAGATATCTTTAGGGTTGGTGATTTACTTGGATATGAAAATCAATTATCGGGAACTGAAGGATTCTTAGAAATTAAATCTATTGAATCTAGTGTTGGTCTTCTATTTGTACCAGAAATCAATAACAATAGTTCCACTCTTGCAAAATATGTAAGTAAAGAAGTTAATTTAGAAAATCCAGCAACAGGTATTGATGTTAGATTAACCGCAAATGTATTTGAAGAAGATGATATCAAGTTAATGTATAAAGTTAAGTCAACCAGTTCGCAATTTAATTTTAATGATTTAGGTTGGGAATATTTCAATGGTGATGGTTCTCCAGATGTTAGAGTTATTCCATCATCAGATAATACTATTGCTCCGTATATTGAAGACCAAAAATCGTATAAAGAATATAAATTTAGCGTTAAGAATTTAACCGAATTTTCTTCGATTGGTATTAAAATTATTATGAAGTCTTCAAATCCAGTTTATGTTCCTAAGATTCAAGATGTAAGAGTAGTCGCTTCATACTAATGGATTATTTGAAAGTAATAGACCACGAGCATCTTGTTCGAGATACCAGTACTGGTGCCATTATAAATACTGATAAAAGTGTCTTTGAAGATGCAAAGAAACTACGTAATGGTAGTGCATCGATTAAAAAACTTCAATCTGACGTTGAAGATTTAAAGCATGAATTATCAGATATTAAAAATCTTCTAAGAGAATTTATAAGAAATGCCAATACTTAGAAATGTAGCGAAAACAGATACTCTGGAATCACAGAGAGTAAAAATTAATTTATTGGCACAAGACGTATTTGATCTTGGGGGCGGTGGAAGTTCTGGAAATTTTGCGGGAACAATTGCATTAAATAACGGCACTCGATTTGTTCCTTCATTATATTTTACAAACCAATCAAAAACAGGTTTATTTCTAAACGCTAACGCTCTATCTATAACTTCATTTGAATCAGAAGCAGCTAGATTTGACAGCGCAGGTATTAATATTTACAAGTCTTTTTCTTTACAATCTACAACTATTGATACTGTTAATATCACGAGTGCAGGTTTAAGAAATTATTCTGGAGCATATCAAAATTTACCAGTAGCTGGTGGTTCTGGTACTGGAGCATTGTTTGATGGTGTTGTAGTGCCTTTCACTGGCACTATAACGAATGCTGGTACTGGATACCGTGGAGGAACATATACTAATATTCTTTTGACTGGTGGCACTGGGTCTTCTTGTTTAGCTACCGTCACCGTTAGAGGATTAGAAGGAACTATCACAAATGCTGGCAGTGGATACGTAAGCTTAGTATATCCCGATGTTCCTTTGTCTGGTGGTTCTGGAACAGGCGCTATAGCTACAATAACTGTTAATGGTGGGGTAGTAAGTGATGTAACTATTACCAACTCTGGTAGCGGTTATGTAAATGGTGACGTGTTATTTGTAGTAAATGCAAATTTAGTTATCCCACCATCTCAAGGTGGTGGAACTAGTCCTGGTTCTGGATTTACTTTTACATTGAATGCTGCTCCATATGTAGTAACTACAGTAACACCAACGTCAAGTGGTTTTGGTGGATACACGGTTGGTGATGTTTTATCAGCAGCAAATACTAAAATAGGTGGTTCTACCCCAGTAGGAACAATTACTAATCCTGGAATTGGGTATATAGATAGCACATATACAAATGTTCCTGTATTTAATAACCCAACAACAACATATATTGTAACTACTGTTAATAACCCAGGCACTCCACCACCAAATCATGTTTTTGCGATAGATGGAGTAACTCAGCAATCTTTATCATTAATTAGAGGAAATACTTATAGATTTGATTTATCAGATACTTCAAATATTACTCACCCGTTTGTTCTTTTAGGAGCAGGTTATGGTCCTTTACCTACTGGAATAACAGTTAATACTGTAGGAACTTCAGGTCAACCTGGAGCATTCGTAGAATTAGTTATCTCAAATACTGCAGCAACTGGCGCTAATGCATTAATTTATAGTTGTGCTGCTCACCCAGGAATGGGTGCCAACATTAGCTTAATCTCAGGAACTGCTGGTAGATATGGATTTGGGGCAAAAGCAACAGTTACTGTAACATCTGGTGAAGTTACGAGTTTTGTGATAACAGATGTAGGAAATAGCTATAAAGCAAATGATACATTAGTTTTATCAACTACAAATCTAGGAGGTAGTGGGGTAGGATTTTTATACACTATTAATACAGCTTCTACTGGTTCTGGTAGTGGATTTGCTTATACTTTAAGTTCTGTAGGTTCTCTGGCGTCTACTGTTGTGAGATCTAACGGACTGGGATATCAGAAGGATGATGTTTTGACCCTTGCTGTTCCAGTTAAATTTTTAATTAAAAATTTTGGAACATACAATAATTTCCAATATTATATTGACCAGCAAAATGGTGCTGGATATACTGTTAGACCAACTTTAACGCTATACAGAGGATTTACATACGTTTTTGATTATAGTGATTCTTCTAACCTCCCTCATGGTTTTAATATTAGTACAACGCCAGATGGTATTCATAACACCCCTCCAGGTGTTCCTTATTCTTCTGGAGTAACTATTGATACTCAAGCTTTAACTCTAACAATAGTCGTTAGTGCTTCAACTCCAGATACTCTATATTATTATTGCCCAAACATATTGGCTTCTCACGTAGGAGAAGGTGGAACTATTAATGTTGTTTCAACATCACCTACTTATTATACTGCACCTAAACTCACAATAACTGGAGTTACACCATCTAATAAAATTTCATTGGGATTAAATGGTGCTATTACAGGATTATCATTTACTGGTTCATCTACTATAACAGATTCAGTAACTGCTACTACAAATGCTAATATTGGTAGTATATCATTAAATGGTAATACTATTTCAACTGCTAGTGGTGTCTTGAATTTATCAGCTGGGAGTGATTTAACTATTCTTGGTGGGACGTATAAGTACGTTTTAGTTAATAATGGTGCTACAAATACTGTCACTCTTGATACTCTTTCTGGAAATATTGACACACAAGGAAATATATCAATAACAACTCCACCTGGAGCGGTACTAAACAATTATTTAAGTGTTAATAACAAACTTAAAATAGAAAGCACTTCAATTCAAGAAATAGTTGACGTTCCTTTAACTGGCAATGGAGTCGGTATTAATATTACTCCAGATTCAAATAAATCTGTAGCAATTGTTGCTACTTCTTCCTTACGCATTCCATCTGGTACAACATTACAAAGACCAGCAGACCAAGCAGCAGGTTCTATTAGATTTAACTCTTCTACCAGTTCTTATGAAGGTTATAACGGAACTACATGGACAAGTTTAGGCGGTACTAAAGATGTTGATGGTAATACATACATTATTGCTGAATCTTCTCCTGGCGCCAATGAAAATATTCTTTATTTTTACAATAATGCTGCTGAAACAGTAAGAGTAAAAGAATTTGAATTTGCTTTTTTGAATGCAAATACTTTAGCAGTTTATGACGTTCAAGGATTATTAGATTGGAAAGCAAATACTTCATTTGCAATAAACGCACAAGTTTTCACAGATAATAATGTTTATAGAGTTGTTACTGCGGGAACAACTGGTGCAGTTGCACCAACTCATACCTCTGGTTCACAATCTAATGGAAGTGCCATTCTTCTGTGGTTAAGAAGTTCCAATGGACCTTTGAATATTTCAAATAGAGTATCTCAATTAAATATCAATACACCAACTTATTTTAATGGGGCTGATATTAAAATCGATAACAATGTAATATCAACAGATATCCATGATTTGACCCTTACCCCATTTGCAGGTAAAAAAGTTACTATAAGTGCTACTACTTCACTAACATTACCATATGGTTCAGTAGCTCAGAGAGGAAGTCCTTCTATTGGTTCAATTAGATATAATACAGATTTCGTTGCTTTTGAAGGATATAATGGTACAAACTGGACAAGTCTTGGTGGAGTTAAAGACGTTGATGGAAATACTTATATTATTCCAGAATCTTCTCCTGGTGCTAATGAAAATATTTTATATTTCTACAATAACGGAGTCAATACTTTAAGAGTTTCAACTACTGAGTTAACATTCAATACTATTGACCAGATTGGTTCTACAAATAATAATTTAGATTTACAAGCACAAACAGTAACATATAACAATTTAGCATTAACTATTGATACAAGTGCAGCATCTGACTCCAAACTTTTATCAACAAAAACTAATTTTGATGTTGCCATATCATCTGGTATATACAATGATACCTTATTAAGATTAAATTCAAGTGGTGATATTTTAGTCAATAAAACATATGGTACTGGTGTTAGCACTTATATCAAAGTTCTAGAAAATGAATTGAAGTCGTTGGAACTTGATGATGTAAAACTAGAAACTCTAGAAACTACCTTAGTTAAAGGAACAAATAATTCTGGAGCATTTATAATATACGATCCAACACTTTATAGTGCTGCTAAAGTGATGTTAATTGCTTCAAATGTTACAACAAATGATAAAGAAATTATAGAATTTAATGTTACATCAAA